ATGTAGCAATTACTAGACCCCGTGAGGGAGATCTTATCTATTTTCCTTTATCAAAATCTTTATTTGAAATAAATTTTGTAGAACATGAAAATCCATTCTATCCATTAGGAAAATTGTATTCATATTATATAACAGCTGAACTATTCACTTATAGCTATGAAAAGATTAATACAAATATTTCATATATCGATAGCGTATCTACAGTTACTAAGGGTCTATCCGGTGGTGTAATAATCCCACGCAATAACATTCTGGGTACAACTGCTGGAATAAATGATGTTATAGATGATGAAGCTGTATTGTTTAATGTTGATAAAAATGAACCATGCTAATAGGAACATAAATGTTTAATTATTTTTATAATCAAAATTTAAGAAAACTTGTAGTTGGTTTTGGTTCATTGTTCAGCAACATTGATGTCCAACACACAAATCCAGATGACGCTGTTACTCCATTGACAATTCGTGTTCCAATTACTTATGCTCCTCAAGAAAAATTTATTAGAAGATTGTTAGAAACTTCTTCAATAAATGATGGTACTCGTATTGAAAATCAACTTCCTAGATTGAGTTACATGATGTCATCTGTTACCCCTGATCCATCTAGAAGAAGAAATAAATCTAATAATACTAAAACTATGGCTGGCACAGCTGGTAACTGTATCGGTTCTACTGCTGGTATTATAACACAAGAAGTACCAGTAAATGTTTCTTTTTCATTGTTTGTATATACACGTCATTTAAATGATACTTTACAAATTGTAGAACAAATTATTCCATATTTCAATCCAGATCATATTATAACAATTAACATGAATAGTGCACAAAGTGATGTTAGGATCCCTATAACGATGCTAAGTAATAATATAAGTGAACGATATGATGGTGATTTTGGAAACCGTAGAGTAAATATTTCAAGTTTTAGTTTTGTTGCAAAATCATATATCTTTGGTAATGTTGAGACAAAGAATGTAATTACTAGTGTAGATGCACCTGGAATAACTTTTGATTTTGATTATAATTAATATTAGTTAGTTGTTATGAATATAAATAAAAATTTGTCTAATTTTTTTAATGTTTCCGAACCTTCGGAAAAACCAATAGTAGAAAAGAATACTACTGGTGGAACTTTTGATAATAACAATTTTCAAAAAGATTATGAATTAGCACAATCCAATTATAAAGATTTATTGGGTTCTGGTACTATAGCACTTGAAAGTGCTCTTAAAGTTGCAACCGAATCAGATTCTCCACGTGCATTTGAAGTTGTTGCGATTTTACTTAAAACAATGTCCGATTTAAATAATAATATGTTGGATATACATAAAAAAGCTAAAGATACTACTTCACAAAAAGTTCAACTAAATCAAACTAATAATTCAGTATTTGTTGGTTCAACAAAAGATCTTCAAAATTTATTAAATAAAGACCGAAGTACAGAAAAACTTATAGAAGCTGAAATAGTAAATAAAGATGAGCTTAAATAATAAAAATCAAGGTTATAGAAATAACCCAAAATTAAAACCTCCTGGTATAGAATTACAATATACCAAAGAGCAATTAGACGAATATATAAAGTGTGCCAAAGATCCTGTATATTTTTGTACCAAATATGTAAAAGTTAAAACACTTGACAAAGGTATTATGCCTTTCAAGTTGTATGATTATCAGGAAAACTTTGTCCAAGCCATTCATGATAATAGATTCACTATCTCTAAATGGCCTCGCCAGTCTGGTAAATCAACTTCAGTTATCGGATATATTGCGCATTATGTGACATTTAATCAGTCTGTTAGTTGTGCTATTCTCGCAAATAAATTGAAGACAGCAAAAGATGAATTATTTGCCAAACTTCAATTAGCATATGAAAATCTACCACATTTTCTACAACAGGGCGTAGTAGAATGGAACAAGACGAGTTTTAAATTAGAAAACGGGTCTAGAGTGGTCTGTGATGCAACATCGTCTTCAGCGATCCGTGGTGGCTCGTATAACCTATTGTTGTTAGATGAGTATGCGTTCTTACCTTCACATATTGCGGAAGAATTCTATTCTTCCACATATCCGACCATTTCAGCTGGTTTGACTACCAAATTAATAATTGTTTCTACTCCCAATGGTATGAACCATTTTCATAAACTTTGGGTAGATGCTAATCGCCCAGCTGGTCATAAACTTAAAAATAGGTTTGTACCTATTGAAGTTGATTGGACTCAAGTTCCCATTACCCCAGGTGGACCACGGAGAAATGCTGAATGGGCAGAGGAGCAGATTGCAAACACAAGCCAAGAACAGTTTAACCAGGAATATGGTTGTAGTTTCTTGGGATCTTCTAATACTCTAATTTCATCAACAAAATTAAATTTATTAGCAGCAGAAGAATTTTTATCTGAAAATGCAGAAGGTTTACGAATTTTTGAAGAACCTATAAAAGATAAAATATATTTCTTACAAGCAGATGTATCGAGAGGACAGGGTGCTGATTATTCTGCGTTTTCAATTATAGAGGGGTCTGAAAGCCCATATAAAATTGTTGCCACATATAAAAATAATACCATTAGTCCTTTTAATTTTCCTCAATTGATAAAATCTGCTGGTGAAAAATACAACAATGCTTATGTATTAATTGAAACAAACGATCTTGGTGCCCAGGTATCCCATGTATTGTATAACGAACTTGGTTATGAAAATTTACTCATGACAAAAGTTATGGGTAGAAAGGGTCAAGTTTTATCTCAAGGATTTGGTGGAGTTGGAAAAAATGAAATGGGAATCCGTACCACCGCACAAACTAAAAAGCTCGGCTGCGCCATATTAAAGCGTTTAGTTGAAGAAGATAAGCTTATACTAAATGATGACCGAATCATACAAGAGTTAATGTCATTCATTTCTCGATCTAATACATATAAGGCTGAAGAAGGTCAACATGATGATTTGGTTATGACATTGGTATTCTTTTCTTGGCTTTCAAGACAGGAATATTATAACGATTTGATTGAAAGTGCAAAGTTTTCCTATGCCAAACCAGAAAATGTAAATGAAGACAATGTACTTTTTATGCAAAATAGTGAACAGACAGATGATAATGAAGAATTTTCAGATGGTGAGGTAATTTGGTATCCTACTTAAAAAAAGTATAAATATTTCTAATAGATAAGGTACCCTATGCCCAACGCAATTCCGACTTTAGGATCATTTTTAAATTCAAGCCAATATAATACCAATTTAACTTCTGGTGATCCATTGGTAGCTGCAATTGTAGCTGGTTCCACCTTTAACCTACCAGCATTTAACGGTGGGGCAATTGGTGGAGTTGGATCTGCAGAAAAAGATCCCGGTGGATTGTTTGGATGGTTAATATATGCAAGAAACTATAAATCTTCACCAGTTTTAGGAACTACTGCCGATCAATATATTGTTTATAATGATCCAGGATCTTTTGTTGGAGATTTGAATAAACTATCAGGTGTTACAAATGCTCTTGTAGCGTTTACTGGCAGTGGTGGTACATGGGGTTTGTTTCAACAAACTAATACAACTAATATTACAACAAGAGCACCACAGGGAAATGATTTCTTACATTGTATGCATTATCTTGCTTACGGTGGTAGGTTGGTTATTACTGGTACAACTTCTGGTTTAGATACCTATGAAAGTTTAAACAATACAAGTATTGAAGTACTTATTGGAAATACTGCTAATACAGCTTTAGCTAGATATATTGAAAATAAACCAGCTATGATTGGAATATTTCCATCAGGTAATGCTGGAAATAATCTAACTGCTGATAATTTTGCAACATATTTTAGTAATCCAGCAAATATAGTTTTTACAGCTGGAGCCACAGTTGCAGATAGAATTTTTAACATCTATGGTGTAAATGGAACTACTTATTCAACAACGACTCTATCAACAGGAACTGAATTAAATTATCAAATCCCAGCTGTAGCAGATGTTGCTGGTGCCTTTAATGCAGCAAAAAACTTGGATCAAATATTCTTAACTGTTGGTGGTTTAGATAGATCTACTGTTCTTAATAGAGGTATTATAAATTCAATTAATTGGACTGATGCAACTAAAGCAACATTAAGATCAAATCGTGTTAATTTTTATGTAAATTATACGCCTAAATTCTTAGGTTCGGATTTAGTTGGAGCTACGGGCTCTGCATCCGAGGTTACAGTTTCTGAACGTTTTGGTGCAGCATATCTAAAAAGAGTTTTAACTCAACAAATAACTAAAATTGGTATTAAATATCTTTTTGAATTGAATATTCAATCAAACAGAGATTCTGTTGTATCAGAAGTTAATAGTATTTTAGATCAACATTCTTATGCAATGGTTAGATCGACTGCACAAGTTATCTGCAATTCATCTAATAATACAGATTATGCTAGTACATTAAATATTGATTTAATTATACAACCATTGTTGGGTGTTGATCAGTTTGTAATAAATATCACACTAACGAGTTAACATACATGGCAAATAATTCAATCTTAGATTTTAAAAATGGATTTAATGGAGGCACAAGAGCCAACAGATTTCAAGTCAATGGTTTTTGGCCATCTGGAGTACTTAGACCAAGTGAAAAAGATCTTAGAGTTAAAATATTTGCATCATCGTTTCCTAGATCAGAAGTAGGAACAATTTCTATTCCATATCGAGGAAGAGCATACTACTTACCAGGAGATCGCCAATACCCTAACTGGTCTGTAGATGTATTTGATGACAGTGATGATAGAAATATCTGGACAGCCTTTAATAAATGGAAAGAATTATTAGATGGTCATCAAACTCACAAAGTATATCGAGATAATTATTCTTATGATACTTTACAAACTACATGGAACATCAAGCAACTTGATTTAAATGGAAATCAACTTAGACAAATTATTTTATATAAATGTTGGCCAAGTGAAATTGGAGCTTTAACAATGGACATGGGATCCACTGAACCTTCCGTATTTCGTGTTACTTTAACCTTTGATTACTTAAATATTGTAAACATAAACTAATGCTAAATGATTTTAAACAAAATTTCAAAGGTGGATCTAGACTAAACAGATTTTTTGTTACAGGAAATATTCCATTTTCTGGACAAAGGGCATCAAGATTTCATATACGTGCTTCTGCTATTCCACAACTTCAAACACAAACTTTAAGTTATGATTATAGAGGTAGAAAATCACACTATCCAGGAGAAAAACAATATCCTGTTTGGTCAATAAGTATATTAGATGATAATTCTCCAGGTGATTTGTGGACCGGTTTTCAAAAATGGCAAAACGCTTTAAATAACCATGATGCCAATTCAGTAAATAATTCTGTTTTAAGACATCAACCCGAAACCTTTAAAGCTACTTGGACAATCAATCACATGAATCTAAATGGTGATGAAGACAATCCATTGAAAAAAATTACTTTGTTTGGTTGTTGGCCCAAGGCTATTAATCCTATTAATTTTAATATGAATAGACCCAATACATTAAATGTATTTGACGTTGTGATGGTTTACGACTACATAAATATAGAGAACGTGACATAAAAAGGACTACATGGAACTTGATATTTTTGGATTTCAATTCGGTAAAAAAGAACCATCTAAACAAAAAAAAGAAGATAAGCTTCTTCAATCGTTTACGGTTCCCGAGATGTTTGATGGAACTGTAACTGTAGAAGCAGGTGGCTTTTTTGGTACTGCTCTTGATTATGGTGTCAATCTACGGGATGAAAATACTTCTGTAATTCAATATAGAAATATGTCAGTGTTCCCAGAAATTGATAATGCTGTTGATGAAATTATCAATGCGTCAATTGTATTTGGTACAGATCGTAAAGTTGTTAAAATAGATTTGAAAGATGTACCACTTCCAGAACCTATCAAAGTTAAAATATATAAAGAATTTGATAGAGTAGTCCATTTGATGGATTTTAACAATAAAGCATACGAAATCTTTAGACGTTGGTATATCGACTCTCGTATTTTTTATAATATTGTAATTGATAGAGATTTACCTGGTGACGGTATTAAAGAAATAATTCCAATTGATCCTCTGAAGATTAAAAAAATTAGAAAAGTCAAGAAGGAAATGGAACGAGTAGAAAATCAATCTGTTTCTGTTGTAAAAGAAATTGAAGAATATTATCTGTATACGAATACAGAAAAAGATACATTCCTTTCAACTGGTCCCAGTGGTTTACATTTATCTCTTGACAGTGTTGTTTATTGCCCATCTGGTATTGTAGACCTTAATACTAAAAGAGTATTAGGGTATCTTCATAAAGCAATTAGACCACTAAACATGCTTCGTCAACTCGAAGATGCTTTGTTGGTTTATCGTGTAGCACGTGCACCAGAACGCAGAGTATTTTATGTGGATGTTGGTCAATTACCAAAACAAAAAGCAGAACAATACATGCGGGATATGATGAGCAGATTTAGAAATAAGCTCACATATAACCAGTCTACTGGTGAAGTTCGTGATGAACGTAACCACCTGTCGGTTCTCGAAGATTATTGGTTGCCACGTCGAGAAGGTTCCAGAGGAACTGAGATTACCACTCTTCCGGGTGGTAATGCCATGTCACAAATTGAAGACGTAGATTACTTTAAAAAGAAACTTTACGCATCTTTAAATGTACCATTGAGTCGTTTAGCAGCTGATCAGTCTGGGTTTAATTTAGGAAGATCAGTAGAAATCACACGTGAAGAAGTAAAATTCTATAAATTTATTGAAAGAATCCGTCATCAGTTTGTTAAGATGTTTTCTGATTTTTTACGTGTTCAGTTAATTCTCAAAGGTGTTGTTACCGAGAATGATTGGCATGAATTAAAGAAAGACATTAAATTTGTATTCAATAGCGATAATTATTTCTGGGATCTAAAAGAAGCAGAAATTTTAGGTGAACGTATGAAAACTCTGTCTTTCATAGAACCATATGTTGGTAAATATTTTTCAGTTGACTATGTAAGAAGTAAGATTTTACGACAAACCGAAGAAGAAATTAAACTTATTGATACTCAGATGGCATCAGATAAACAGAAGTTACAGGCTGAACAGGCTGCACTTGCTGCACAACAACAACAATTAGGGCTAGTACCTGATCAAGAAGAAGAACAAAAATGACAGATATTTCCTATAAACTTTTAAAAAATGGTATTCAGGCTCTTTTAGAAAGAGAAGAGGATTATTTTAAAAAGAATATAGTTCAAAGTCTATCAATTAAACTAAATGGTGCCATTTCTGGTGTTTTAGAAGAAACTAATAAGAATCTTTTTTTAACTCATGAATCTCTAGAAAATTCTAAAGATCTTCAATATTTTTTAAATATTATTGAAAATAAAGATAAAGTATATCTAAAAGATGGAAGTATTATAAATATTACAGAAAATGAAACTAAGTCACTAAAACGATTATTTGATAATTTAAATACCGCTAGTAGAAAAGAAATGATAGCTACTATTTTTGAATCCTCAAATAATTTTCAACAACATATAGATTTTTACAATACCGCTAAAGGACTCTTCAGATGAAAAATACAGTACGAGAAATGATTAAGAATGTAATTGAAGAAAATGCCGTTTCATTTAAAGAAACTACATCACGAGTACTTCTTAATAAAGTTGGAAATGTTTTAAGTGAAAAGTATGTTGAAATTTCACAAAAGTTATTTGAAGATTTTGATGATCGTGCTCCAGACGTTCAACGTATTCCTGGTCAACCAAATGGACAAACTGCTGTAGCTACTGACCCTGCATATATGGGATCCTTGTATGATCCTACAAATGTTTTTTGGAGTACAGATGCTGGACGTGCTTTTATGCAGGGCTGGGATTATTTAGTTGCTAATTATACAAATCAATCTGCATGGAATCGTCCAGGTTTTCCACCATTTATGTCAAGCCCACAAGCCTTTTTAGCATATTTAAGACAAAGAGCTAGTGAAAATGGTACTCAAGCTCCACCATGGCCTCCCCTAAAAGAAGAAAATGAAATGTATGGTGGTCCTCCACGTCCAGTTCCGGGTCAATCTACTGCGGAACCTGTTTCTTTAAATAGAGACGCTGCATCTTCCCAGTACTCACAATATGAACCTGGATATAATCAAAAAAATAGTGAATATAACCCAAATAACCCATTTTGGAATACATCAGACGGTCAAGCTTGGAGACAGAATTGGGAGAG